TGTGATGAACTTAAATCCTACGAATGTATCAATATCACCCTGTACAAGTGCCTTTACAGAATTAAAATCTGCACTGGTTACTGTAGTTGAGTTGAGCAAGTCTTCCATCTGCTCTGGTGATACAACGATGTATCGTGGGATTGAAGGATCAACACTGCCCTGATCTAATATCTTCTTTGCTGATACTAGCTTGGCTATTGTCAAACCAGCAGACCCATGAACGATTTTTTGCGCAGAAGGAAGAGCAGTATCGGTAGATCCTGTTGCTCCTGTCTTTGCAGTGCCGCCCATAGCAGCGATGACAACATCATCCATCTTTCTACCAATGGCAGCTGCTGCTGCTCTGGCATAAGTCGATGTCGGATCAATCAACAATCTGATTTTATCCTGGTCATCAATAAGGTCTGCATATTCATAGTCGGATAATGTAACCATCCGTCTTGAGTGTGGTGTTTCGACCAAGGGAGTATCACTATTTCTGGTAGTCTTTTCGACCGCAGAAGCTGACCCTACTTGCTCGAAGAATGCCTTGTCACCATTCACAGTTTCGCTATCCACAGTGGCGCGTAACAACGAACCCATCTGCTGTGATAATAGCTGTACGTTACTGCTATATTGATTAACAAAGGCGGTAGTAATTTGTGAACTCATAATTCACTCCTTCGTTATTGTGGTTGATTTTGACGGATTATCCCTGGGAAGGGGTCACAATGGAAAAGTCGTAAGGCCGTAAAGGTTGTCTTACTCTCCCTGTAGTTCAAAGAGTTGTTTTACTCTTTCAACGTAGGAATCATGTTGAGGGTGGTTTTTTAACCAGTATGGGCTACCTTCTGCTTGAAGTTCCGCAAGTTCACGGCTTGCTTCAATCGGTGTCATAACCGCATCCTGGGCTTTACCCTCTACGTTGTCTTCTTGAATAAGCTCACTCAAAGAGACAAACATTCGTGCAACTTCTGGATGATCGCCTAACATACGACCATCAGCAAGTTCTAACTCTAATATATCGGCATTTTCCCCTGCAAAATATTCTGCCGCCTGATAAGCCTTCTGCATTTTCTGCTTGAATGCCTGACCATATTCCTTGCGGAGCTCCATTTCACTTTCGTGGGCAAGATTTTCTGCATTGGTTTTATATTGCTCTGAAGCATTGTTAAGCTGACCGCCCAGCATTTCTGCCATAGCCGCAGCCTGCTTGCTGTTTAAACCAGCGTCATAGGCCGCTTTCTTAAATATCTCCATGTTTTCTTCGCCAAATGTTTCTGGCAAAGTAATCTGATAGCCGTTGGCATCTGTTGGTCTACCCAGCTTATCATAAACAAGGCTCCAATCTTCGTCTGATGCGGACTTACCTGGTAACGGTATTTTGTCTGACCCGATCATTCTTTGGGCATGAACGTATGATTTTGCAAGATTACCTACGTCCATAATATTTTTGAGAGAGGGTTCTGCCCTTAAATCCTCTGGTAATGTATCAATAAAATTTACTGGTGCTGCCTCTGGTTGAGATCCTGTTTCCTGGATTGCCTCTTCACTCATATTTATTCATCCTTTTCTTGTTGAAATTCCTGATTTGTTTTGTCTGCCATCATTCTTAATATTGTCAAAACGACAGATCGCTGACCCTCTCTATAAGAAGTGTCATGGGGATCACCTGGCACATAAGTGGTTGCCAGACTGTGAAACCGTAATTCTAAATCAGTCAGTACGATCTTACCTTCGTCTGTATTAAAAAGCTGTCTGTACGTCTTTTTCAGATCATCTAATGTCATTCTTGTGCAGCCTGTTCAGCTTGCTGCAATACTTTCATCATCGGTGCCGCTGATTGCATGTTTTGTGCTTCAACCATCTGTTCCTGTTGCTGCGCCTGCATTGCTGCCTGTTGCTGTTGCTGTTCGCGTATTTCAGCCACTTCCTCTACAGATCGTAGAATTTTTGCAGGCATTCCAGTAGTTTCTGCGATATACTTAACCAAACCATCCGTATCGATATAGTCGGCAACTGGTGCCATCTCACCAACTTGTGTCATTATTTCCAGACCGCGCATAGTGCTTTGAAGGTCTGTGAGTTTCTGTGCCTTTGCTAGTGGTGATACATACTCGATATCAATGTCCTGACCCTGTAGTATCTCTGGTGCAGGGGGTAACTGCTTTCTGTTAAGCAACAATTCAAATGTCCTTGTTATAAGAGGCTGTAAAAGTTCGGACTGCAATCGACCCAAAACTGGGCCAAGTAGCCGCATTCTTTCCTCATTTTTCTGGAGAACTTCTGTTGCTGTCATCCGTGGCCCTTGCTGTGACAACAGTTGATCGACATAAAAGGCTTCACGAATAGCATTTCTGCGCTGTTCTTCCATAGCCAGACCCAACGGATTATTAGCACCAACCTGTAAAGGCTCTAAGCGATCTCTTGTTCCTGTTCTATAGAAATTTAACGCTCCTGGTGTTGTTCTTACAGGAAGAATAAAACCATCATCAGGCACCATCAGTGGTGGATCTATCTGCTTTTGGGCGGCCCTGATTGTTACCTCAGACATTTTATTAAGCATCTTGGTGTCAGGTAAGGCGTTCATGGCAGGGGATCTGCCCCAAATACTGACACTATCCTTATTCATTCTAGGCACACAAAACGGCATAGAATCAAAACCACCTTCAGACAGCATCACTTTTGTGTCTTCATGGTAGTATATAGAAGCAAATGGTTTGTCTTTTGCCAGCCCACCCTTGGCATCTTCTCTTGGAAAAACCACATGAACGATTTCATGCTCGGCATAGGGTTCGCCATTGATCTCTTTTCTTACACGATCAGGAACTACCTTTTCGCCAAACCGCTGTACCATCTGTCTTGCTGTCATCTTAAATTTACGAAAGACCGTATCAACCTTATCGTTCATATTTTCGGATATCGCTATTTCAGCAATATGCCGACAGCTATAGCGCAAGGTTTCGTCTTCGTCAGAGTATTCTATAAAGATTGCAGCGGTGCCAAACACCACCAGGTCATAGTACAGTTCATGGATCTCTTGTTGAAAATTCGAGCGTTGTAGTGCTTTGTACATTTGGGAGGAACATGTTTCCAGCCACTCGTTTGCTTCGTCATTACTTTGTAGACCAGTATCCCTGTATTGTAGAGAGAACCAGGGGGTGCTTGGCGAGGTCAACATCCCATGAAGACTAGAGGCTAATAGCTCCACGGAATGAAGGGCAGTACTGTCAAAGATCAACTCTGTTCTCTTATCGCCCTGGGTTCGTTGCTTTGTTATGTCTGCTTTTCTTGGCAGCATAAAATCAGCAAGCTCTTGCCAGTGCTTCTCCCAGTTTGTTCTCTGAGCCAGTAAACTTTTGTATCGCTTGTCTAGTCGTGCAATTTGAGGCAGTACTTTATCAGCCATTACTTATACATCCCCATCAAACTTTTTCGTTTTTTCTTTTTCGGATTGCCACCCATCATGCGCCCTTTACGTTTTTGCTCCATGCGCTCTAACGGATCGACATTCATAGCCATACCAATACCCTGTATAGGCTGTGAGGACATTGCGCCCATCATGCCAGCTACATTTTTCTTCGACCCATACATTACGTTAACATTTTCATTTGTTCATCATCAGCAAGCAGACCTTTCTTTACTCTGCTCATCAGTGATCGTCTTTTTCTTAAGGCAGCTGGATCTAAGATTTTATCAGCGACAATGGTTCCAGCCTTTTCATTCGTTTGCGCGCTGCCCGTACTCTCTTCATTATTTGCCTGACCTTGTGCTGGTGGTTCGGGGGGTGTCGGTGTTGCAACAACTGCTGGCTCTGTCGCAGCTTCTTGAGCAGCTTCATTTGCGGCCTCTTGTATTATGCTTTCTCTTCGCCTTCTATTACGTTCATTAGATTCCCTGGCTTCAGACATAAATTTTTCTTGCTCTTCACTAAACTCATTTGACAAAGTAACTGTTTTGCCACCAATTATTGGTATAGACTCTGGCAGTGTGAAATCTTTTGTACTGGTCTTTGGTTTCTCGCCAATCTTTAAGGTCTTCAAAAGCGATTCAAAAAATGTCGGTTCAGCCATAATATCTCCTATGCTGCAAACGGATTGTACTTATTGTCAGCCATCATCTGTGGCGGCCTGTCACCAATTCTTGTTTCTCTTATACCCACCGCCAGATACCGAAAGGCATCAGAAGCATGGCTAGACCAATCATGTACTGGTGACGATCTAAAACTTCTTGTCTTTTCATTATAGG